GTTGATGATACTTCACCACAATTAGGTGGAGATTTAGATACTAACTCATTTAACATAGCTTTTGATGATGCTCATGGAATTAATGATGAGAATGGAAACGAACAAATAGTATTTCAAACAACTTCATCTGCAGTAAACCAAATAGATATAACAAATGCTGCAACAGGTAATGCACCATCTATTCAAGCAACTGGTGGTGATTCTAATATAAATTTAAAAGTAGGACCTAAAGGAACAGGATTATTTGAAGTTCTTGGTGCAACAAATCCAGGTTCGATTCAGCTCAATTGTGAAAACAACAGCCACGGGATTAAACTTACATCACCTGCGCATAGCAGTGGTCAATCATATGAACTTAAGTTTCCTACTGGAAATGTAACAGCAGACAGATTTTTAAAAGTAGCTTCAGTATCAGGATCTGGCACAACAGGTGTTGGACAATTATCATTTGCTGAAGTATCAGGCGGAACTTCTTGGCAAGCAGTAAAAACTTCTGGTTTTACAGCTGTTGCTGGTGAAGGTTATTTTATTAATACTACAAGTGGTGCAATAGAAATGGATTTACCTGCAGGAAGTATAGGTGATGAAATATCATTTATAGATTATGCAGGAACATTCGATTCAAATGCTCTAACAATAGATCAAAATGGAACAGAAAAAATTGCAGGATCAACTGATCCTTTAGTAGTATCAACAGAAAGAGCAGCAAATACTTTAGTATATGTAGATAGTACACAAGGCTGGCTTTTGAAGAATAATTAAGGAGACTAAATAAATGTCGACCTATAAAGCACTAGTCGGAAAAAAAATAAAATCTGTATCATCAGACCCATCAGATTCTGCTGATGGACAAATGTGGTATAACACAACCACACAATCTCTTAGAGGGTTAGCTATTATTGAAGCATGGTCAGCTGCATCAAACACAAATACTGCAAAACAAAGATCTGGTGGTTGTGGAACACAAACAGCAGGATTAAATTGCGGAGGATTTGCAGCTCCTCCAGGAACTGAAGCTAATAATGGAACAGAGGAATACAATGGATCAGGTTGGTCAAATGCTCCAAATTTAAATACAGCTAGAGGTAATACTAAATTAGTTGGAATTCAAACAGCTGGTGTGTTTTTTGGTCAAGGTGGAGGTGGACAAACACAAAGTGGAGTCACTGAAGAATACAACGGAACAGCTTGGACAACGGTAAACCCTATGGCAAATGCTATTAATTATAGAAGTGGTTGCGGAGTGGAAACAGCCCTTTTAGCATCAGGAGGAAATGTTCCAGGAACAAATAGATCAAATTTAAATGAAGAATATGATGGAACGAATTGGACAACAGGTGGGGCACTTCCTCAAAAACAAAGTTCAAATGGTCAAGCAGGAACACAAACTGCTGCAATAAATTCTTTTGGTTATACAAACAATCCTGTTCCAGGAAATAGTGGAGATGCTTTAAATGCAATTTCTTTAGAGTATGATGGTAGTAGTTGGACTGCAGGTCCAAATGGAAATGGTGTAGTTGAATTAACAGGTTATGCTATGGGATCAGGAACACAAACAGATGCAATATTTGCAGGAGCACCATCAACAAATTCTTGTAAGTATGATGGTACAAATTTTTCAGTGGGTCCAGCTTTAGCAGTAGCACAAGATTCAGCTTCACATGGATCAACTTCTGCAAGTGCAACATGGATTGCAAAAGGCTCACCTGTTCCAAGTGTTGGAGATAGAGTGCAAGAATTTAATAGATCAACAAACTCTATTACAGCTGCAGCATGGGCTAGTACTAATAATTTAAATACAGCTAGAGATGGACACGCAACTACAACTAATGCAGCTGCGGACACTGGATTAGTATTCGGTGGTAATTATCCTTCAGGAACAGACAACAGTGAATCTTACGATGGAACTTCATGGACAGAAGGGCCAAATTTACCACAAGCTATTTCTTTTTTAGGTGGCGCTGGTACATCAACTGCAGGTTTAGCTTTTACAGGCAGATTAAACCCTGGACCAAGAATTAATAATACATATGAATGGGATGGCTCCTCTTGGAGTGAATCTCCTGGTAATTATGGAGCAGTACAAGCTTATTCAGGTGGAGCAGGAACTCAAACTGCAGCAATAGGAGTTGCCGGAGAAACACCTCCTGGCACAGATTTAACAACAAGTTATGAATATAATGGCTCAACTTGGACAGCGGGTAATGCATGTAATGTCCCTGGATATGATGCCTTAGTTTTTGGTACGTCCGCTGGAGCTCACATGTCTTGTTTAACTGGACCACCAGGAGGTTTAGAAACTGAAGAGTATGATGGAACAAACTGGACTGCAAGCGCAACTGCAATAGTAACACAAGCTCAAGGAGGAGCATCAGGAACTTATCCAATAGGATTAATTTTTGGTGGAGCTACTTCAACTCCTTCTACTAGCACTCAAGGTTGGGATGGAACGGCTTGGTCAACTAGACCGTCTATGGGAACAGGAAGAAGAGCAGATGGATCAGGAACAACTGCACAAGGCTTAGCGACTGGTGGAGAAACGCCAAGTAGTCCTACATCAAATGCAACAGAAGAGTTTACACCAGAATCAACAACAGCTAATATAGAAACATTTACAACGAGTTAATTATGGCAACATATAGAGAATTACACGGTAAAGCACTTAAAACAGTCACAACTAATCCAACGGATGATGCGGCTGAGGGACAAATTTGGTTTAACTCAACAGACAATACATTTAAATCTGTTGTTGCTAGTGAGGCTTTTTCAAGCTCTGCACCTCTATCACTTAAAAGAGAAGGAGCTGCTGGTTTTGGAATTCAAACAGCGGCAGTGATTTGCGGTGGAGAAACACCTTCAGTCACAGGTGTAACTGAAGAATACAATGGAACAGGATTTAGTGCTGGTGGTACTATGAACACAGCTAGATATCGTGTAGCAGGATGTGGAACATTAACGGCAGGAATTATTTTTGGAGGTCATCCAACTCCAACTGGAGCAGCAACAGAAACTTATAATGGAACAGCTTGGACTACGAGTCCATATAGTTTAAATACGTCTAGAAGTAGTTTAGCTGGAGCAGGAATATCAACTTCTTGTTTAGCCATGGGTGGTGGTCCTGGATATAAAAATGACTCTGAAGAATTTGATGGTGAGGGTTGGACTTCTACTCCTAATTTAAATACAGCAAAACATAGTTCTATGGCAGCTGGAGCTAATGCCGAAGGTGTTATATCTTTTGGAGGATACACATCATCCCCTCCAACAGTTGCAACAAATGCAACAGAAAATTGGGATGGATCAAGTTGGACAACTGTCAATAGTATGAACACAGGAAGATATGGAGCATATGGTTGTGGTACTTCATCAGCCGGATTTGTAACGGGTGGAATTGTTGGTCCTGGCACAATGCAAAGTAAAACAGAAACTTGGAATGGAACTTCTTGGACAGAAACAGCAGATTTATCAACTGCAAGAGGAAGATTAGTTGTAGCTGGATCATCTACTGCTGCAGTAGCCATGTCTGGTCAAGCATCTGATAGTTCTCTTACAACGTTGACTGAAGAATTTAATAAAACAGCAAACGTTATTACAGCTGGAGCGTGGGCTAGTGGTACAGCTTTACCCTCTGCAAGATTTAATGGAGCCAGCGCCGGAACTACCACCGCAGGAATTATAGCTGGTGGTGAATTATCTCCTGGCACAAGAACAGGAGAAACTTTGTATTTTGATGGAAGTAGTTGGACAGCTCAACCTGCAACATTATCACCAGCGCCAAACGCTGATGGAGTTAAAATGGCTGGAACTCAAACAGCTGCAATATTAAATTCTTTTAGAGGAGGAGGTTCACCTGGCCCTGCATATACAGACGCTAGATCATGGAATGGTTCTAGTTGGACATCTATCCCATCAACAAGTTCTAATCACTCTTTTTCTAATCTTTTTAGAAATGGAACACCCTCTGCTGCAACTACAATTGGTGGTAATAATGAAGTCGGTGGAATTCAATCAGCTGTAGAAGAGTATAATGGTTCCTCTTGGGGATCTGAAACTTCTCTACCTGCAGGTAGATCTGAGATGGCAGCTTTTGGTACACCATCCGCTGGTGTAGTAGCAGGTGGTTCTCTTGGTCCTGGAGCTCCAAATAGAACAGCTACAGCTTTAGAGTATAATGGTTCTTCTTGGACAACAACTAGTAATATAACGGCTGCAGCAAGTACGGTTGGTGGAGGTGGTACTGAAACAACTGGAATTATTTTTGGAGGATATGACCCTTCGCCAGCAGCAACTGGAAATACGAATACGTATGATGGAACGTCTTTTTCTACCGCTCCTACTATGGCAACTGCTAGAGGCGGCTTATATTCTATTGGAAGTTCATCTGGTGCTTATGCTGCAGGAGGAAATCCACCTGTTTCAACAACTGTAGAAGAGTTTACACCAGAAACAACTGCATTAAATGTTAAGACTTTGACTCAGAGTTAAATTATGATATACAAACTTTAAAAGGAGGAAGACTATGGAAAACTTTTTATATGGAGTGCTTACTAACACTGGAAAAGGATTCTTCACAGCTGAAGACAGAAGAAATTTTTTTCTAAGAGGTTATCCTGCTGACGTTTGGGTTGTTGGAAACAATCCAAAAGGCGCTTTATGGATAGCTGATAAGAACGGTGTTTTTAAAACTAAGTCAGAAGCACAAGCTTTAGTTGACGCTGAAGTACAAGCAGCACAAGCAGCTTGGGATGCTCAGACAGACGAACAAAAAGCTGAACCAAGTAATATAAGACCATCTGACATAACTCTTCCATAAGGATTTTTAAATGTCTACGTACGAAAACTTACACGGCCGAAGAGTCAATGTTGTATCGTCTAACCCATCTAATCCAAAAGATGGAGAGGTATGGTATAATTCAACTTTAGGATTACTTAAAGGATATGTTTTAGGAACTGCAGCGTGGTCTGCAGGAGGAGCAGCTCCAGTTGGAAACTCAGGAATGAGTATGGCTGGTTATAAAGATGACGCTATGATGTGGGGTGGTGACACTGGAGGTTCAACTCCTGGTTGGCCTACAACTTCACTTTCTTACAATGGCTCATCTTGGACATCAGATGGGACTATTCCTACACAAGTTACTGTTACGGGACAAGCAGGAGTAGGACATACAACTGCTATAATGTGGGGTGGTTATCAACCACCAGGTAGTCAGGCAAGTAAGACACACGAATATAATGGTTCTTCTTGGACAGCAGGTGGAGATTTAAGTGACTCTAGACAATATGCTTATTGCACGGGAGGTGGTCCACAAACAGCTTGTATTGCTGTTGGTGGTGGTCCAAACATAGCAGAACACGAAAATTATAATGGAACAGCTTGGTCAGAAGAAACAGATTTTCCTAGCGGAGCAAATTGGGTTGGAACAATTGGATCACAAACAGCGACTTTAGCTGTCTCAGGTGCTAATGGAACAACAGCGACTTGGAATGGTTCAGCTTGGACAGCAGTTCCAGCTAGTTTAAATGACAATAGACAATATGGTGGAGCAGGTGGAGCTGATAGTTCAGAGGGATATGTATTTGGTGGTGGTTCTACTAATAAAACAGAATTGTATAATGGAACAACTTGGACATCACAACCAAATATGGCTAACTCTAGGGGTTCTCCACATAGTGGATCAGGCATACAAAGTAATGGGTTGATATCTGGAGGATGGTATCCAGGTAATACAGCTGTAGAAGAATTTACAGCAGCTGCTGTAGAAACAAGAACATTGACAACTGGTTAATATAATATATATTGTTGGATGAAAGGATTAATATGACAGAAAAAAGAAATATACATGCGTTAATAGAAAAAGAAGCACCTAGCTTAAATAATTTATTGGACCCAAATGACGTAAAGGCGTTTAAAGAAATGACAGCCGAGCTTCGAGACACATGGACCAAGAAACAAGTATTTAGAACAGAAACAGAAATGAGAATGTCTGTTTTACAAGATATGAAATATCCAACAAAAGCTGCAAAGTATTGGCAGTGTGTTAGAGAACAAAATGTATTCTTAGAAAACTTAATGAGTTTATCATTTGATTGTAGACGTAATGAAGTTAAATTAAAAAGATTAGAACAAAAACTTGAAAAGGAAGAAGATCCAATAAAAAGAGAACTTTATCAAATAGATATAGACGAAAAAAGATATGGTCTTGCTAATATGCAATTAGTTGCGAGAGATCGTATGAGAGAAATTAAACTTTGGTCTACATTAAAAAAAGAATTTGATGATGGTACATTTGATACTAAAGATGTTAACAGACACCAATTAGAATCCTACCATCAAATCATGAAAAACAAAGCAGAGACACTAACATCTGGTTCGAGTCAACCAGAAGTGTTTAATGTATTAGGTCAATTAAACACTATAGAAAGAGTTAAAAAATCGGGAGAAATGATTTACAATAAGAAAGAGCAACTAACAAATGATCTTGGAGCAAAACCCAAAGTTTAAATTTGTATTTTTAGGGCAATCAGTTTTAAGATATCAAGTGCCCTTAGAAATATTTCATATAATTAATTCAATATATGAAAATAAATATCCTGAATTAAAACCCGCAAATAAACAACTTGTTGGTAAAATAGAAAAAGAACATAGTTTATTTTTTAATGGTCAAGATGGTCATAGGATGACTAAACATAATTATCTTCCAACAAATGTATTAATATGGTTTGAATCTATATTTAAACATTATTTAGAGTGGAATAAAGTAAAAGAATACGACATGCATTTTAATTCTGTATGGGTTAATCAAATGTTCGAACATGAATATAATCCAGTGCATGTGCATCAGGGATCATTGTTTACAGGTTTATCTAGTGTTATGATTTTAAAATTACCAAAAAGTTTTGGTGTAGAATATTCTGCATCAGAATCACCACAAAACGGTAGATTACAAATATTAGGTTCAGCAAGTGGTATGTTTGCAAACGTAGATTATCAACCGGATATTGCTGAGAGAGATTTTTTTATTTTTCCATATGATATGAGACACTGTGTTTATCCATTTAATGGACCTGGGTGGAGAAGAACTCTTGCGGCAAACATGGATGTTTTATATGACCCAATTAAAAATAGAGGAATAAATTAATGTATGAAAATAAAATTATAACAGAGCCAAAATGGAAAAGTTGGATAATACAAACAACAACACCATTATTTACACCAGATCAGTGTCGACAAATTATTGAATGTGGTAGAAAACAAAAACCACAACAAGCACAAGTTGGTATGGGTAAGCCAGGTGGTGGCACGGATACAAATAAAAGAGTCACAACCATATCTTGGATACCATTTAAAGAAATGGAACCTATGTATCGTGATTTAGATAAATTTATACAAAAAGCAAATGAAAATCATTTTGGTTTTGGAGATATTAGAGTTACAGAAAATGCACAATTTACTGAGTATCCTGAAGGAGGGTTTTATGATTGGCATATGGATTGTGATGTAAACATGCAACATGAACCACCAGTTAGAAAAATTTCAATGACTCTTTTGTTAAATGATCCATCAGAGTTTGAAGGTGGTGATTTAGAACTAATGGCACCAGGTAAATTTGCAAAACTTAAACAAGGTCATGCAATTATATTTGCATCATTTTTAAACCATAGAGTTAACCCTGTAAGAAGAGGAGTTAGACAATCTCTTGTTGTTTGGTTTGGAGGTAAACCATTTAGATGATTAAAGAACAATTTTTTCCAACAACTATATACGGCAAGGATGTAAAGTTAGACAATCAACTTTTTGCAAATGAAATTGTTGAGTGGTCTAAACGAGATCCAGGTGTAAAGAAAACAAATCGTAATGGTTGGCACTCTACAACCGAAATGCATAAGATGCCTATATTTCAACCTTTAGTAAATGAGTTGTTTGTAATGATGAATGATATATGGAAAGAAGAATGGTTAGATCGAGAACCTTTATTAGGAAACATGTGGGCTAACATAAATCCACCAGGGGGATATAACGCTTCACACATACATCCTAATAGTTTATTTAGCGGAGTATATTATATAAAATCTTCAAAAGATTCTGGTAAACTATCTTGTAATGATCCAAGACCGGGAGTTCAATTAAATATGCCTGTAAGAAAAGAAGGGAAACCACCAAAACATTTATGGAGAGAGGTTCAACTAGAACCCGTTGAAGGTAGAATAATTATATTTCCATTTTATCTTTGGCATAGCGTTGAACCTAATAAATCAAATGATATAAGAATATCAGTAAGTTTTAATTTTATACAAAATGGCTTTCAATAAATATCAAGTAATTAAAGGTGCGGTATCATACGAATTAGCAAACTTCGTATTTAATTATTTTTTACTTAAACGTGATGCAGCTAAGTTTATGTATGATAATAATATTATAGCTGACTCAGGTATATTTGGAACATGGACCGATAAACAGATACCTAATACATACTCTCACTATGCAGATCCTGTTATGGAAACATTGTTAGTTAAAATGCTGCCTGTTATGGCTAAAGAAACAGGACTACAATTAGTTCCTACATATTCATACTCTAGAATATATAAAAAAGGTGATGAATTAAAAAGACACAAAGATAGGCCTTCTTGTGAAATATCCACTACGTTAAACCTGGGTGGAGATCCATGGCCTATATTTATCGACGGTACGGGGTCTAGCAACGTCATAGACGAGTATAAAAACATACATAAGCCCAATGCACCCAAAGGCACTAAAGTCTTGCTTGAAGTAGGAGATATGCTAGTATATAGTGGTTGTGAACTCGAACATTGGCGAGAGCCTTTTGACGGGAACATTTGCGGCCAAGTATTCTTACATTATAATCATGTGAATGGCCCATTTGCTGAGAAAAACAAATTTGATGGACGACCTATGTTGGGTCTACCATCATTTGCAAAATAGTATTATAATGGAGTCATATGTTACAAAAGATAGGGTTTTTACCAGGTTTCAACAAACAAATTACAGAAACCACAGCTGAAGGACAGTGGGTTGATGGAGACAATGTAAGGTTTCGTTATGGTACACCAGAAAAAATAGGTGGCTGGTCTCAATTAGGAGAGAATAAAATGACAGGTGCTGCAAGGGCACTATTTCATTTAGTAAACAAAGCTGGAACTAAATTTTCTATTATAGGAACAAACAGAATTTTATATGCATATTCAGGGGGTGTGTTTTATGACATACATCCAATCAAAACTACAACAACTCTTACAAGTGCATTTACCACAACTAATGGATCACCAACTGTTACATTAACTTTTAGTGGCGCTCATGGTATTGGAGAAAAAGATATTATTCTTTTAGACAATTTTTCTACCATAACTAATTCTAATTACAGCGCGTCTGATTTTGATGATAATAAATTTATGGTAACAAGTGTACCATCATCAACCACTCTTACAATTACAATGTCTTCAAACGAAGCAGGGTCTGGTGCAACAACATCAGGCGGTATTAGAGTACAACATTACTATCCTGTTGGACCAGCAGAACAACTACCTGGATTAGGATGGGGACTTGGTCAATGGAGTGGTACGGTATCCGGAGAAGCAACAACAACTTTAACTAGTGGTATTACAGATACAGCTACTACTGGAATTACTTTAACAGATGCATCACAGTTTCCAACCACAGGCACAAATTTTATTCAAATAGGAACAGAAGAAATATCTTATACAGGTATAACATCAGGTGTTTTATCTGGTGTAACAAGGGGTGTAAGAAATACAACGGCTGCTGCCCACAACGGTGGTGACACAGTTACAAACTCTTCTGATTATGTTGCATGGGGACAAGCTGCATCTGGTGACTTAGTAATAGATCCAGGTATGTGGAGCATTGATGGTTTTGGAAGTAAAGTAATTGCACTAATACATAATGCACAAGTATTTGAATGGGACTCAGATGCAACAAATGCAACTAATAATAGAGCAACAATTATATCTGGTGCACCAACTGCATCTAGAGATATGTTAGTATCCACACCCGATCGTCACTTAGTTTTCTTTGGTACAGAAACAACTATTGGAACACCATCCACTCAAGATGAAATGTTTATAAGATTCTCTGATCAAGAGGATATAAATACATATACACCAACAGCAACTAATACAGCTGGCACACAAAGGCTTTCTGATGGTTCTAAAATTGTAGGAGCTGTTAGAGGTAGAGATGCAATATACATATGGTCAGACACATCATTATTTACCATGCGTTTTGTTGGTGCTCCGTTTACTTTTGGTTTTGCACAAGTTGGTACCAACTGTGGATTAATAGGACAGAATGCTGCATTAGAAGTAGATGGTGCTGCCTATTGGATGTCAGAAAATGGTTTCTTTAAATATGCTGGTAGTCTTGAAACTATGATGTGTTTAGTAGAAGATTTTGTTTATGATGATTTAAACACCACTGCACGACAATTAATAAATGCTGGTTTAAATAATTTGTTTGGGGAAATAACTTGGTTCTATTGCACAGAAGGCTCTACTGTTGTTAATAGATGTGTAACATATAACTATCAAGATTCTAGAGCTCAAAGACCTGTATGGACAACGGGGACATTGGCACGAGGAACATGGAAAGACTCAGCCGTATTTGGTTTACCACACGCAACAGAATATGATGCAAGCAGCAATAATTCTTACGATGTTGTTGGAAATACAGATGGATGTACAATTTATTATGAACACGAAAAAGGAACAGATCAAATTGCAGGGGGATCTGTAACAGCAATAACATCAAATATAGTATCAGGAGATTTTGATATTACTCAAAGAACGATGAGAGGGTCTCAAACTGGTGTTCCAGATACTAGAGGAGATGGTGAGTTTATAATGAAGATAAGAAGATTTATACCTGACTTTATATCTCAAACAGGTAATACACAAGTTACATTACAACTAAGAGATTTTCCAAACGATGCTAAAACTAGCTCTTCACTTGGACCTTTTACGGTAACATCATCCACACAAAAAGTAGACACACGTGCAAGAGCAAGACAAATAGCTTTAAAAGTAGCAAATACGGCTGCTTCTCAAAGTTGGAAGTTAGGTACGTTTAGATTAGATATACAACCAGATGGCAGAAGATAATGGCAAAGATAGTACAAATATTAACAAGACCTAGTGATGAATATTCTAAACAAATAGCAGACTCACAGGTAAGAGATTTAGATGCTGTTATACAAAAATTAAATACTACATATCAACAAGAATTAAAAGATGAGGTAGAAGCTCAAAACTTCTTTTTGAATTAATGGCTAATAGTTTTAAAAATAAAAAAGTAGATTTAACTACAACGGACCTTACTACATTGTATACAGTGCCATCAGCAACAACAACTGTTGTTAAATCACTATTAGTGTCCGAGGACGCTGGATCAGGGACTACAATAACAGTAACCTTAGTAAATTCTAGTGGAGCTATATTTAGTTTATTTAAAACTAAAACTATATCAGGTAATGCCACAACAGAACTTTTAACAAATCCACTCGTAATGGAAGAGAGCGAAGTGCTTAAAGTACAGGCTGGTGACGCAAACGAGCTGCACGTCATAGCCTCTATATTAGAAATACAGCCAAGAGAGGTGACAACATAATGAAAGTAATAAAACCAGAAAAGATTATAGAAACTATTAGTAATTTAAAGACAGGTGAGGTATACAAGAATGATGAGGAATGGAAAGCTAAAGGCGTTCCTCAAGAAGATATTAGAAAAGACGTTAGAGTAATCATGCCTAGTCTTGACTTATTTGGGAAAACAAAATGATATTAGATCCAATAGATCAAAACATAAGAGATCAAGGTTTTAACTTTGTACCATTTAATAGGTATTTAGCATCGTCTTTTCAAATGCCTATGCTTGACCCTAATACTGGTGCTGGTACTGGTGCAGGAATAATTAATGCGTTTCGACCAAGTTCAGTAGTAAACCAAGGCAGCCCACAGTCTTTTACTAATGAAGGAGTGACAGGGCTAATAGATGACTTTACTACAACCACAAGAAACAAATATTTTGATAGACAAGCAACTCCATTAGTAGATGATTTACGTCAAAGTAAACTTGATAGAACTTTTATGGGTTTTCCAAGTTTTAGAGAACAACAATTAACTGGTCCTGATCTAGGTGAGTATGTTGGAACTGATACTGATGTTCCTTTAGAATTAACCACGGCTGGTAGAATACAAAGTGGTTTGGGAAGTTTTAGAGATGCTTTTGGTAATGTTGTAAATAGAGCAGCTGCTTTTGGTCCAATAAGCACAGCTATTAAAGCCATGGATAGATTTAGTTCATTACCAGAAGCAGATCAAGCATTTATAAATATGAATCTGGGTTATACTGGTCCAACAGTGTTTGGTGAAAATAAATCAGGACTACCTAAAGATCCATACGGAATAAATACAAGATCTATGTTTGGTAATTATGCCGAATATGTTAGAGATAAAGCAGATGAGTATGATGATATAACTGATGAAGAGTATGAAAAATTATCTACATTTAGAAAACAAAAAGTAGATTTTTATAGACGTCAACAACAAAAATTAGCACAAATAGAAAAAGAAAAACAACAACAACGATATAATGAATACGTAAGATCTGGTAGACAAGCTGAAGTTAAAGATCTTCAAGCTAGAATTGATAGAGGAGATTTTGATCGTAGTAGACCTGACAGAGATTTAGGTAGTGTTACAGAGGCTTCTGCTGCTGCATCACCAGGTGTAGGTGGAGGCGGATATACGGACAGAGATGCTGCTAGAGATGCTGCTAGAGGTCGATATATGATGGGTGGACTAGCAGATCTAGTCGATATATATGATTGATTATAATAGAAAAAGGCGATAAAAAGGTAAAACTATGGCAATTTCAAGGATGAATATGGAAAGACAACTTCGTAATATGGGTGGAATCATGGAGCTCGAAGAGCCGAGACAAGGATATTTTCTAGGTAAGATTGTAAGAAAAGCTAAAAAAGCTGTAAAGAAAGTTGTTAAATCACCAATAGGTAAAGCTGCTATA